ATACAACCTCACAGTTCAACTTATCTGTGAAATATCCTACCATTTTCTGCCTAGAAACGCAATACTTTTTTGCAAGTGCCGCAATACATTTTTGCTTTCCGGCTTCGGGGCTTTTGGCTTCCGTAGTCAGCGTTGTTAGCTCTCTTTGGTAATTAAAGATAAATGTGTAATTCATTATATCTCCAAAGTTAGCTGTTGTTTGTGGCGGTTAAATCTGTCCAATGCCGCCTTGTAATATGATTCATCTTTTTCAATTAAAATGGCATTGCGGTTTGTGTTGAGACAAGCAATAGCCGTTGTTCCGCTTCCTGCGCAATTATCAAGCACCGTGTCGCCTTCATTTGTGTAGGTGCGGATAAGGTATTCAAAGAGGGCAACGGGTTTCTGCGTGGGGTGGATTTGGTCTTGCCTTCTCCATTTCTGCTGAAAAAATAAAACTGTATCTGGGTATCTTGTTCCTTTATTGTCTGTTTTTGCGCCCTTAATTCCAAACTTATGATTGTTTAATTTTAATGGTGTAAAATCTCTCTTGTATGGTTCTCCTACAAGCATTTCAGGATTATATTTAATAACTCCTTTACCAAAAACTATTATATTTTCGTGTTTCGCCATCGGTCTGTATTTTGCTGACAATGGACTTCCGCACTTGCTCTTTCCCCACACCCACTCATACTTAAACATCTTTGGGTTGCTCATTACTAATGCAGAAGTAAACGGCTGGCTTGCTGTCAAGACTATCGCCCCGTTGTCCTTAATCAGCCGCTTATATTGCTTCCAAAGAGGCTCAAACGGGATAACAGTGTCCCATTTGCAGGCGGTAGTTCCTCAGCCGTAGGGCAAATCGCACAGCACCATGTCAACACTTTTGTCTTCAATATATTTCATCGCTTCAAGACAATCAGCATTGACAAGGCTATTCGCTGGCAATCGCCCTACGGATATGACCTCCTGTATGTCGCTAAAAATATTCACCAATTCTTGCCTTTATTGAATCCCATTCATCTTGGTCAATGTCAACCTTTGCCCTATTTTCAAGCCATGATACAAACTGCAAGTTATTCAGTAGTAACGTACCGCCATTACACTTTGCCTTTACATGGTCAAGAGACGGTTTAATCCACTTGTCATTTGTAACCTTCCACTTATCAAATAAATCAACCAGTAGAATCCGCATATTTTTTCATTACGCCTTCAAATGTTTTTGGTTCGAGATATTCAATAACAAGCGGTTTCTCTGCCATAAAGCACATACCGAAATCAAATATTGTTCCCGTGCTTCGCCTGTCCCAAATTAAATAAATTTTATCAGCCCACCTGATAACATCCCGATTAAACAAGCACACGCCCAAATCATCTAACTCTTCGTGGTCGTCAAAGGCGGGAATACGAACTTCATCACCTTCTTTTTCTAAACGCTCTTTAAGATCAAGAAATTTATCTTTATACTGTGTGCTTCCAATAATTGTAACCTTCATAGAATTATTCATACCCATAACTACTCCTTTCTTTTGAAAATTTAACAGACACGCTTGATAGATTAGAAAACTGCTGATACCTTTCATTAAACACGGCTTTAATCATTCCAACTGCTCCGTGCCTATTCTTCGCTACGTTAATTTCCGCAATTCCTTTGTCGGGGTTATCTTCGTTCTTGTTATAAACTTCATCTCTATACACAAACATAATCACGTCTGCGTCTTGTTCAATAGCTCCGGTTTCCCGAAGGTCGCTCATCATCGGTCTTTTGTCGGGGCGTTCTTCAACCTTGCGATTTAATTGAGAAAGTGCCAATACAGCTATATTCATTTCCTTAGAAATCCCTTTTAGTGTCGCTGAAATTTCCCCGACTTCCAAATCCCTGCGCTCACCTTTTTTAACTGATTTAACGAGCTGTAAATAATCCACCATGAGTAATTTTATTCCGTAATCTTTGACTGCTCGTCTGACCCTGCGCCTTAATTCATCGGTGGTCATAAAAGCAGAATCATCATAGTATAGAGGAACATCGGCTATTGACTGCGCCGCTGAAACTAATTTAGACCAATCGCTTTGAGCAATAAACCCTTTTCTGATTTGCCTGTTCTCGACTCTAATCCTAGAAGCAAACTGCCTCATCATTAAATCTACATTTTGCATTTCAAGCGAAAGTATTAGACTTGGGTTTCCGTCTAATGCCGCCGAGTCAGCGATATTCATAGCAAGGCAGGACTTACCCATGCCCGGACGACCAGCAATAATTGTTAAACATTTGGGAACAATCCCACCCGAAACTTCGTCTAAATCGGTTAGCCCTGTTGAGATGCCAATTAGCCCTGTCCCTTTGCTTCGTAATTCAATCAACGCCATTGTTTCCCTGCATACTTCCGCAGAAGTCTTGATAGTTTCTCCGGTGGAAAGAGGGTTGATTAAAAGCGTAGATTTTTGCGCTTGGTCAATTATTTCCGTGACTGGTTGGTTGATGTCATAAGCCGCATTGGTTATCTCATAAGCTGTATTAAGCAACTGTCGCCTTAATGAAAACTCTTTAACTATTTTAGCATAGTGTTCGGCGTTCACGGCAGACGGGACATTATCGGTAAGCTCCGCAATATAACTTGCGCCACCGATATTATTGAAAGCGTCCTTATCAAGAAACTGCCCAAAGGTAATTATATCAATCGGCGTTGTCTTGTAGTTCTTAATTATTAGTTCGTAAATCTTTTTGTGCGCCGTGGTATAGAAATCTTCTGGGGAAAGGATTTCAGATACAGAATCAATAATCTGATTATCAAGCAACATTGAGCCGAGGACTGCTCTTTCGGTTTCTATGTTATATGGCGGTGTTCGTTCAAGCATAAACCCTCAAGTGATAAGTATTTTTATTGTGTAATCTAGCATTTTATATACTGATATTAAATTCACCCACATAAAGCCTCAGTTGGTATATTATTTTGCTTAACCTGCACGAAGTGTCAGGTTGAAGCAGTTGTTATACGTCTTATACTTCATTTCCCCACACATCCCATCCTTCTGTTTTTTGCCGGGCAAAAAGCTCTATTCTTGGGATGTTACCAGTAAGTGATACAATTCTATTACGTATTTCATCTGGTTTTTTACTATGTTGTTCCCGCTGGGACTCATAGTATGCACGCACCTTATGATTTACAACCAGCTTACACGCATTTTTCCCCTTAGTCCCTATAAGGCAAAGCTCAACCCCTGATTTCATGGTATAAGCACCCATAAAACACACGGGAGAGCCGTCTTTGTTTCTTTTACTCCACGCGAACCCAACGGTCTTATATTCAAAACCCCAAGCAGTAATTACTTCAATGCATTTAGCGAGATGATAGTCTGTTGTCCAACAGAAAAGAATACAATCATCTTCTGCTAAGGATGATACTGGCAATTCTTTTATATCCTTAGACGACATTACTGGATAGCTTGGGTGTGTCATCGACCCAGCTCCACTTTTGTTTTCTTTTGGCAATACGGTCATATCATTATAATATGACCACGGCGGGTCAGCGTAAATGATGTTATATTTTTTAGTAGGCCAGTTTTCTATCATTTCTTCTCCTTTTTGCACGAAGTCAGGAAACGATTTATTGTTTCCTGCGTAGTGTCCGTATAACATTTGCTTAACCTGCACCGAAGGTGTCAGGTTGAAGCAGTTGTTATACGTCTTTCTCGTCCACCGTTATAATAGTGTCATTGTGGCAAGCACCATGACACAAAAGCATCACCTCTTTTATTGTCGCCTTTCTTGATTTACCGAGACCAGTCGAGTCCCAACAAAAGTGAATACACTTACCAGATGGCTTTAATATACGGGCAATTTCATCCTTACATTTTGCCCAATACTCTGCTCTTCCAGCAGTGCCACCATGTTTTGGGGTGTATCTTCGTAGGCATTGCTCTACAGAATAAGGTGGGTCAAACAAAACTCCATCCAACGAATTATCTGGAATGGACTTTAGAAAATCTAAAGCATCCATTTGATATGCGTTACCCCTTCCTTCAATATCGTTAGCTAATTCGGCTGGACTGTTTTCACCAGCGAATGGGTCAGCCCAATTTTTACCGACATTGTATTTAGTAAAAAGTTCTTTTACTGGCTTCATGGTGAATGTCCATATAGAGGGCATTACCCATGTTCTTGATATCTCCATCCATTTCTCCTTTTTGCACGAAGTCAGGAAACGATTTATTGTTTCCTGCGTAGTGTCCGTATAACATTTGCTTAACCTGCACCGTAGGTGTCAGGTTGAAGCAGTTGTTAGATGACCCAACAATTATTTTTTAACCAAAGAAACTGGAACTTCCAACACCCTTGGTTTCTTTCAATATGAAGTAGACTTCTATCCTGGTCAGCCCATTCTATTTCAAACAAGGTTATCCAGAACGCCCCCTCATCCCACAAGTTCAATTCAAACATATTCAGTCGCATACTGCCCCCTTAGTTGACTATCCGTGTAATAAGCAAAGCGGTTACACGGTTGGCAATCCATCTAATAATTGTTATACAAGACACTTAGTTCTCCATTGATTGTGAAGTTCGTCTATTTCACATTCAAGTCTGGAAATTAAAGGTCTATACTCATCACCTATTGTATCGCATTTTTTACAAAACACAGTTCGATAATCTCCCGAATTTGATTCTTCATGACTTATGCATTTTTCACAAAGGTCTTTCCCGCAGATTTCACAACTCGCTCTACTACAAGCCATGCCATGATTAATTTTAACTCCACAAACATCACAAAATTTTTGATATTCACTTTGTTCTTTTAAAATTTTAGTTTCTTTTATCATAAAAAATGTATAACCTCGTCAATCCAGCCGATCGCTTCGCTCCGGCTGATTTTTTCGTTATG